CCCTGTAGCAGCGGAATCTATCGATGATGCTGCAGAAGCAATTCTTGGAATGTGGGAGGACGCTGAAGAGCTATCCGAAGAAGACCAAGAGGCTGAGGCAGAAGCTACTGACGAGACTGAAGTAGCCGACGCTGAAGAAGACGAGAATGAAGAAGACCTAGAATCCGATGAGGACGATGAGGACCCTGAAGATGAAGACACCGAAGAAGACGACGAAGAAACCAGCGAAGAAGACGAAGAGCAAGAAGTCCAAGTCCTCGATGAAGAAAGCCTGGTAGAAATTGTTGTCGACGGTGAAACCAAACAGGCATCCGTCAAAGACCTTAAAAGACTCTATGGTCAGGAAGCATCTCTCACCCGAAAGTCTCAAGAAATGGCATCACAACGTAAGTTGGCAGATGACCAGATGCAAAAAGCCGATGCATCATTGCAAGCCATGCTGACCCGTGCCCAGGAACGATACAAGCCGTATGCAGAAGTTGACATGTTAGTTGCTAGTAAGCAAATGTCAGCCGATGACTTTACAGCTCTTCGTGCCGAAGCTCGCCAGGCAGAAGAAGACCTAAAGTTTCTTTCCGAAGAAGCCGACCAGTTCTATGGTTACGTTAAGCAGCAGCAGAGCGAGTCTTTGCAGCAGCAAGCGAAGGAATGCATAAAGGTTCTCCAGCAGGATGTCCCTGACTGGTCCAACGACCTTTATAACGATATCCGTAGTTACGCTATTTCCCAGGGATTACCAGAAGACCAGGTTAATCAATATGCAGACCCTAATGTTATCAAGTTACTTAACAAGGCCCGCATGTTCGACCAAACCAAGAAGGTAGCCACTGTGAAAAAAGCTAAGGCAGCGAAGAAAGTTCTTAGGTCTAAGAAAGCCCCACCAAACAGTGCTGAACTCAAGAAACAGAATCAGCAACGTAAGGTGGATAAGCTCAGGGCTAATGCTAATGACCTCGACAATATTGCAGATGTGATTATGTCTAACTGGCAGTGACGCCAAGTTTTTTATCCCCTAATATTCCATAAGGAAATCTAAATATGTCTACATTAGTATCGTATGCCACGGTTGGCCTGGCTGAGGATGTATCTCAGACTATTGCCAATATCTCCCCAACCTCTACTCCTTTCCAGACTCTTGTAAAGAGCGAGAAAGTATCTGCTCGTACCTTTGAGTGGCTCGAAGATTCAATTCGTGCAGCGGGCGTCAATGCCCTGGTAGAAGGAGCTGACGCTTCAACTACTGCCATCGCTCAGCCAACTACCCGTAGCAACACCACTCAGATTATCGGTGAAGCTTTCAAGGTAGCTGCAACAGTTGACGCTGTGAAGACTCACGGTCGTGCGAAGGAAACTGCCTACGCTCTGGCTAAGACTCTGAAAGCCATCAAGCTTGACGTAGAAAAAGCCATGATTGGTGTCGACCAGGCTGCAGTAACTGGCAGCGCCTCAGCAGCACGTAAGATGGCTTCTGTGTCTCAGCAGATTTCTACAACTGTTGACGCAGGTTCCAACTCCACCGACGCACTGACTGAAGCTAAGCTGCTTGAGTTGCACCAGGATTGTTATGAGAACGGTAGTGACCCCTCTGTTCTGATGATTAAGCCTGCTGATGCAACTATCGTAGCTAACTTTGCTACAGCGTCTAGCCGTGAGCGTGACTTTGGTTCTTCGAAGACCCTGGTCAACGCGATTGAAGTACTGGTAACTCCATTCGGAGAGATTCGTACTTTGATTAACCGCAACCAGCTGAGCACTCACGCTTTCCTCATCGACCCCTCGATGTTTAAGCAGTGTGTTCTGCGTCCGTTCACTCGTACTTTGCTTGCTAAGAATGGCGACTCTGATACTCACTTCTGTGTGGGTGAAGTTTCCGTTAAGCACAGCAACTTTAGTGACAGCGGAATGATTACTGGTCTTTCTTGATTCAGTAGTTAGTAAGTAGTTTGCAGGTGGGGCCTGGTAAAGCAGGTTCCGCTCTCCTTACTGCCCGACCTGGGTCCCACCTGCATTTTATCTAAGGAGAAGAAACCAATGTCTGATTCAGACACTTTGCACACTGTGCAGTCGAATGTCCTACGCGACAACGACGAACATAATTTTAATATCCAGCAGACACAACATATTCCTCAGAGCTTCCTAGACAACATACGCAAACAGCGAGATGACTCCTTGGGGCTTAACGAAGGTGAATATATGAGTGTTGCTCGGGTGCCTGTCCTGGTCCATGAGAAGTGGCTCCGGGAGGGTTTTGACATGATGAAAGAACCAGCCTATGCGATTGTCGCCAGGCTCAAACAAGAAAACCTGGATGCGTTTTTGACCACAAAGAAAAAGGTGTAGCGAATGGCTAAGTCTGGACTGTACAACAATATCCAAAAGAAGAGGGCGCGTATCAAGGCAGGTAGCGGAGAGACCATGCGGACGCCAGGCACTAAAGGTGCTCCCACGGCCAAGGCATTTAAGAAAGCAGCTAAAACTGCAAAGAGGAAATAGACAATGAATAAGGGCGAAATCAGGGCACACTTTAAAGCCCTTCTCAACCGCAGCGACATCACTGATGCCCTGGCCGATACTTTTATTGACCAGTCAATCAGTCGAATACAAAGGGCTCTAAGAATCCCTAGTATGGAAAAGTCTCACACATATAATATCTCTGGCTCCACAGGCTCGGTCCTGCTGCCAAATGATTTCTTAGAAGCCATTGACCTAAGCTCTGACAGCCACACACTTGAACGCCTGCCCATGCCTGAAATGCGAAACTTTAAGAAAACAGGGGAGGCTGGTGTCCCTCATTTTTTCACTAGGGAGGGGGGTAGTTTGCTTATACACCCTACGCCCAGCTCTGGCAGCCTATCTCTTAATTACTATGCTCAGTTTCCTGCTATGGCTTCGGATACTGACACAAACAACCTCACGGTTGTAGGTGGTGACCTGGTTATCTATGGTGCATTGACCTATGCCTCAGACTATTACCTGGATGAGCGTACCCCACTCTTTGAGCAAAAATACAACCAGTTCTTAATTGAAATCCAAGAGCAAGCTGACAGCGCAGAGCTGACAGGAAGCCTCCAGGCCATACGCCCAACATACAACTATTAGTATTCGGAGAAATAATGTCTACGTCCTCATTTTATAACACCACTGGGCCTGATAGTTCTCAGGTAACAGCAATAGAAGGCTCAGTGTCTTCTGCGGCTGACTCTGCTGCTGCAGCCGAAGCTGCAAAAGTTGCTGCTCAATCCAGCGCCTCCCAGGCAGCTGCATCTTCAAATGCAAATGCGACATCTGCCGCCGCATCTGAAGCATCTAAAGTTGCTGCCCAGGTCGCAGAGAATAACGCAGAAACTGCAGAGACTAATGCCGCTGCATCTTCTGCCGCAGCCTTAGTTTCTAAAAATGCTTCAGCCGCTAGTGCGGTTGCAAGTGAAGCTTCCAAAGTTACGAGTGTAAATAATGCAGCGACAGCGACAACAAAAGCCGCAGAGGCTTCAACTTCAGAGACAAATGCAGCAGCGAGCGCAGCTACTGCGACTACAAAAGCGGCAGACAGTGAGACTGCAAGAGCAGCAAGTGTTGTCGCCAAAGACGCCTCAGTAGTTGCAAAAAATGAAAGTGTTGTAGCTAAAGACGCAAGTGTGGTTGCAAAGAATGCAGCAGTCGCAGCTCAGGCCGCAGCAGAAACTGCTGAGACTAATGCGGAAACTGCAGAGACTAATTCGGCATCATCGGCTTCTGCCGCATCTGCCAGCGCCAGTACAGCTTCTACCAAAGCCTCAGAAGCTTCAACCTCAGCGGCTGCCAGTGAAACTTCAAAAGTGGCATCTGAGGCTGCAAAAGACGCGGCCCTGGCAGCTTTAGACAGCTTTGACGACAGGTACCTGGGAAGTAAGGCTAATGCGCCTACCGTTGATAACGATGGTGATGCGCTTGCAGCGGGAATGCTGTACTTCAATACCACCACAGATGAAATGAAGGTCTATGATGGCAGCCAATGGCTGAATGCGTATGCTTCTTTGTCTGGTGCGCTGTTGGCCACGGGTAACCTGTCGGACCTAAACAATGCAGCTACAGCCAGGGCTAACTTAGGCTTAGGCACTGCAGCTACTACTCCCTCTACAGATTATGCTACAGCCGCACAAGGTACTACAGCAGACGCTGCGCTGCCAAGAACTGGTGGTGCTATGACTGGTGCTATCACAACTAACAGCACCTTTGATGGTCGTGATGTTGCTACAGATGGCACAAAGCTAGATGGCATTGAAACCGCAGCTACCGCAGACCAAACAGATGCAGAGATTCGTGCTGCCGTTGAAGCCGCTACAGATTCTAATGTGTTTACAGACGCTGACCACAGTAAGCTAGACGGCATTGAAGCTGGGGCTACCGCAGACCAGACTGCGGCTGAGATTAAAACCGCTTACGAAAGCAATGCAGACACGAATGCGTTTACAGATGCTGACGAGTCTAAGCTAGACGGCATTG